TGTTGTAAATAAGCAACATTTATGTTATAAAAGCATTTACCTACCAATGGGTTCATTGGGTTAATTCTTGGAGTTATCCATGTCAGAAGCAAATGTAAGAACGGCAGATAATGTCGTAACAAGCGATAATTTAGCGGAATGGACTGCTAATAAACTTGGTTTAGCTAGTGAAGAAGCCCCTGTTGCGGCTGAAGCAGTCGAGGAAACTCCTGATTCAGAGCCAACAATCAAGGCTGAAGCTGAGAGTGAACCAGAGGCAGAAGATGAAGCGCAAGTAACAGACAAGCCTAAACAAAATCCCAAACTTGAAAAACGATTTTCTGAGCTTACAAAACGAGCCAAACAAGCTGAGGCCGACAAAGCAAACTTAGAAGCACGTTTACAAGAACTTGAGAGCAGACAAACCCCTGCAACCCAACAAGTTGATCCTGTCATCGAAAAACCACAAGCATCGCAGTTTAATGATGCTTTTGAATACGCTGAAGCATTAGCTGAATGGAGCGCAGAAAAGGCATTAGAACAGCGTGATATACAAGAACAGCAACGCAAAGTAGATGAACAGAGAAACGAAGTAATCAAGTCGTGGTCTGCAAAACTCGAAGCTGCTAAAGCTGATCTTCCTGACTTTGACGATATGGTAGCTTCTAGCAATGTACAAGTACGAGATGAAGTACGAGATGCAATCCTAGAATCAGATGTAGGCCCACAAATCCTATATCACCTAGCATCAGATGACGATTACGCTAATAAATTGGCAGCAATGCCGACTAATAAAGCACTCAAGGAATTAGGGAAATTGGAAGTTCAATTCGAGCGTAAAGAAGCTCCTATTGAGAAAAGCGAACCTGTTGCTAGAAGTAAAGCACCAGCACCGATTAAGCCAATCACAGCAGGAAAAGGAACGTCTGACGTTCTCATTGACGGAAATGGCGCATTTCATGGCACATACGCTCAATGGAAAGCTGCAAGACAGGCTAAACGGATACGCTGATAAACCCAATATTTAATAAAGGAAATAAATCATGGCAAATAATTTGCTAACCATTTCCAAGATCACTAACGAAGCATTGATGGTCTTGGAAAACGAATTAACATTTACATCAGAAGTAGATCGTAACTATGATGATCAATTCGCTGTGGTATAAAGCCTGCCTCAGTTTTTACTGTGGGTCTTATATTTGAGGTGGTAAGATCGGTAACACAGTAAACGTCCGTAAAAAGAGTTAGGTGTGCGGACGAAAAAGTTTCTCTGATTGACTTGGAGTCCCAGAAGTGGGTAACAAGGGGCAAGCGAAAGCAGCCTGAACGACTAAGTGAGAAGCCCCGAAAGGGATGCGATAGTCTGAACTAGGATATAACTAAAGAAGTCCTAGAGTGCGATTCGAAGAAGTTGCACCGCCATTGAAAAATGGTCAGTAAGTCGAAAGACTGAAAGTAACAGAATGAAACCTGGACGCTTTATTGGAACTACAGGGCCAGCCCTGAACGTAGAAGATTTCAATGAAACTTCTGTGCCTGTAACTTTGTCAACACAGTTCCATGTGGATAAACGTATGTCCACATATATCCACTAAGGATATTGGCAAAATTTCTTCTGATTGACTTGGAAGCCCAGAAGTGGGCGACAGGGCGCAAGCAAGGCAACTGTGCAGCGTGAACGACTAAGTGAAGAAACCCTGAAATGGGATGCGATAGTCTGAACATTGGTATAACTTTATAAGAAACCGATGAGAGCGACCTGAAGCGGAAGCTCCACTACAGAACACCGTAGGGGTAACAGAATGACACAATTTACAACACAAGATTTGGCATTGTCTTTAGATATGTTCTCTGATCGTGTATTGAAGCCTGCTGTAGCTGCTATCGCCAACAAGATTGACCGTGATGGTACTTTGCAAGCTGCTAACAACACAGCTAACATCGTTGGTACTGCTGGTACGCCCCCAACAGGTTTAATTACCTATTTAACGGCTGCTGCTTACCTTGACTCTGAAGGCGCACCTCGTGATGGTCGTAGATCATGTATCGTTGAGCCGTTCACTTCCGCTACTATTGTTGACAGCTTGAAAGGCCTATTTGTGCCACAAGAAGCTATTGGCGAACAGTATCGTAAAGGACTTATGGGTCGGGATTCCGCCGGGATGAACTGGAAAATGGATCAAAACGTGGTAGCTCACCAATTTGGTAGCTTTGCTGGTTCTGCAACTATTACTGGTTCAAGCGGTTTCTTGACAAGTGGTTGGGCTTCTAGCTCTAACATCACTTTGACATTAACTTCTGGCGTTAGCTTAAATCAAGGCGATACATTTACAATCGCTGGCGTTTATGCAGTTAACCCACAAAACCGTCAAGCCTATGGTTCAAACAAGTTGCGTAACTTTGTAGTTAATACAGCAGTTAGCGGTTCAGGTGGTACTATTTCTGTAAACGTAAGCCCTGCGGTTATTACTGCTGGTCAGTTCCAGAACGTATCTATTCCTACTGCTCTGTCAACAGCTACAGTTAACTTCTTTAATCAATCTGGTACTGTTTCCCCACAAAACATCATCATGCACCGCAATGCGTTTACTCTAGCAGTAGCCGATCTTGAGTTGCCAGAGGGTGTTCACTTTGCAGGTCGTGCAAGCGACAAGGAAATCGGTCTGTCAATGCGTGTAGTTCGTCAATACACCATTAACAATGACTCAATTCCTACACGTCTTGACGTTCTGTATGGTTGGGCTAATTTGTATCCTGAACTCGCTTGCCGTGTTGCAGCTTAATTCACGAATAACGAAAGGAAACTATAATGTCTAATCCAGGCCCAGCAGTAACCACTTCGATTCACCCACAAGTTTTAGGCTCTAACCAAGCATTGCGTTTGATCGCAACTGCTCAAGGTGTTAGCCTCGCAACTTTAGGTGATACCGCAGTTAACGTAATTGATGTAACCAACTATGTTCCAGTATCCGTTATTACGGCTAACTGTAACAATGCTGGTGCAGCAGTATCCACAGCAAGCACCTATTTAGGTGTTTACACAGGCTTAGCAGGTACAGGTACAGCCGTATATACCAAAGCTGCTTTAGCAACTAACACAACTACTGCTAACGCATCGGTTGTAGCTGCAACTTTAGTAGCAAGTGCAACATCTGCTCAAACTTTGTATGTAAACGTATCTTCTGCTGCTGTAACAGGCACAATTGACGTATATGTATATGGTTACGACTTGTCAGCACAGTAATTTGTTGTAAAATAGAAGCCCAACCCCTAAAAAGGTTGGGTTTTTAACATTCTGAGGGGGCTTATGAAAAATGTAATGATTGCCATGCCTTGCTATTCAGCAAAGGTACACTTTCCTACCATGCGTTCTATTTTGCTTGATGCTATCAATATTATTGGTCGTGGAGATAAATTCTGTATTGCTGAAGATATTGGAAATAGCGATATAGCAGGATCAAGAGGGGCATTATTTGGTGCTTTTGTACGTTCTAATTGCGATACGCTAGTTTTTGTTGATGATGACGTATTTTGGGAGCCAGGAGCATTAATTAAGTTAATTGATTACCCTGTAGATGTAGTAGGTGGTATTTACCCTAAGAAGCAAGAGCCTATGGAATGGCCTTTTAAAATTGCCGAAAAAGAAGAATATCGTAATGATCCTGAAACAGGATTAATGGAAGTTTTAGGGCTTCCTGGTGGTTTTTTAAAGATTAGTAAAGATTGTGCTTTAAAGATGATTGAGGCATATCCTAGACAAACATTGCGTAGCGTAAGTGAAAACAGTCAATTTTGGCCTGTATTTGACCCTTATGAAACTCCTGACGGCAATCGTTTAAGTGAAGATTTCAGCTTTTGCCAAAGATGGATAGATATAGGTGGCAAAGTATGGGCAAATCTTGAATTTGAATTAGGTCATATCGGTTACAAAACTTTTAAAGGAAGTTGTGGAAAACACTTGAGGGAAGCACAAAACAATGTAAAATAGTTGCAGTATTACAACACTCACCTTTGCAAAGGGACAAATTATGTCAAGCACTACCGTTACTCGTGGTAATTCCCACGAAACTTTTTACATCACCCCATCCATTACTCCTGCTGCTGTAGCCGCAAATACTTCTGCTGCTCAGACTTTTAGCGTTGGTGGCTTACAAACTACCGATTTTGTGTTGGTTCAAGGCTATCAAGGCACACAAACTACAGGTATTGTTATTGCTGAATCTGATTGCTTAACTGCTGGCGTACTATCAATACAGTTCGCAAACGTAACAACTGGTAGCGCAACACCTTCTTCTGGCTTGTATGCGGTTCAAATTACTCGTTTAGAAGGCCCAGCACCCTCTACTGCTGTTTAAGGATAAATCATGGCAAACGTATCAGCTTATAGATTTGTTGGCCCTACAACGGCTATTGCAGTAACTACAGCTAGTTCGACTTCTGTAACAATTACCCCTTTAGGTAATGATCAAGCGAACTTTTGTGGCTTTTTAAACGTAGGTACAACACCTATTGCTATTACTATTGCTCCAGCCGTTGCAGGAACTACGACAACTGCTGCGGCAGCCGTTCTTCCTACAGGTGGAAATAGCTCTAACAGTTTTGTTCTAGGTATCTCAATGTCACAACCTACCGTGATTGCCGTACCGCCTAGCTTTGCTATTACTGCTATTGGAACAGCTAATACGCTGTATGTATTGCCTATGGTTGATCAAAACTAAGGATAATTATGTCAAATTTTAACGGTGTAGCATCAGTTTCAACGACTAATATTGTCCCAGTTCAAGCGCAATTTGATTCTTCTGGTAATTGTTTGGGTCTTATTGGGCCAGGTGGAGTATTTTTTTCACCGCCATTAACTTCAGATACTATTACTGGTGCAACCATTGATAACAGCACAATTGGAGCAACTACACCTTCTACTGTAAATGCAACCAATGTATCAATAAACGGCAAATTGCACGTTTCTGCTACTGCACCTACGATTGCATCAGGTTTTGGTACAAGCCCTACGATTACAGCATTTAATTCATCAGCATTTAAAATTGTAGTTGGTACAGGTGGCGCAGCAAATGGTGTTATCACATTTCCTGCCGCACCTAATGGTTGGGTAGTATATGCACAAGACGTTACTAGCGGAACATCATTATTTTTACAGCAAACTGCAAGCACTACAACTTCTGCTACTTTAACAAGTTTTAGCATTACTTTAGGTACTGCTGCAAACATGACTGCTGGCGATACGATTATAGTAATGGCATTTCCTTATTAAGGATTAATATGGCTACTGGCCCAGCGTTAACGCAAGATCAAAATATCCTGCCTGTACAGGCTTATTTTAATTTAGACGGTACATTTAACACGTTTATTGGTCAGGGCGTACCATTTACTGTCCCTGTAAGTGGTTCGGTAACTAATGCAACCATTACAAATAGTACGATTAATAGTACGACTATTGGTGCTACAACCCCTAGTACAGGGGTTTTTACTAATATAGCTACAACTACAGGCACAATTTCAACAACGCCTTCAAGCTCTACAGACATTGCTAATAAGTTGTATGTTGATACAGTTGCTTTAGGTATTAGTTGGAAAGAGCCTGCACAAGCAGCAACTACAGTCAACATTACGTTATCAGGGCTTCAAACAGTCGATACAGTCGCTTTAGCGGCAGGCAACATAGTCTTAGTTAAGAATCAAACAACATCTTCTCAAAACGGCATTTATGTAGCTTCTACAGGTGCTTGGACTTATGCTCCAGGCTCGACTACATGGGCGCAATATGTAGGCGCAATGATTTTTGTAGACGGTGGCGCACAAGCAGGTAGTCTTTGGTATAACTTAGCTCAACCTGGCGGTACATTAGGTACTACCAATATGACTTGGAGTAATTTTTCCACGTCAGGTGTATATACAGCAGGAACAGGTTTAACTTTAAGCGGTACAGCATTTAGTATTACTCCTGTTGGTACAGCAGGAACATACGGCTCTGCATCAGCCGTACCTGTTTTTGTTACAAACGCTTCAGGTCAAGTATCAAGCGTAACTAATACAAGTATTGCAATTGCTGGAAGTCAAATTACTAGCGGTACAATAGGCTCAAGCTATATTAGTGGCTCATATACAGGCATTACAGGCGTTGGTACGTTAACTGCTGGCACTTGGAACGCATCAGTAATTGGTGCAACTTATGGCGGTACAGGCGTTACTAGTTTAAGTGGTATTGTTTACGGCAATGGCACTTCAGCATTTACAGCAGCGACAGGCTCACAAATTGCTTCAGCAATCGGCACAACAGCCGTAACTAATGCTACCAACGCTACAAATATAGCTGGTGGTGCAGCAGGACAAATTCCATTTCAAACTGGTGCTGGAGCAACTTCATTTACTGCCGCAGGTACAACAGGTCAAGTATTAACTAGCGCAGGCGCAGGAACTCCTACTTGGACAACTCCTACAACTGGCACAGTAACATCAGTAAGCGGTACAGGAACAGTTAACGGCATTACTCTTACAGGTACAGTAACTTCTAGCGGAAGCATTACTTTAGGCGGTACTTTAGGAAGCATTGCAAACAGTCAGCTTACTAATAGTTCTATTACTTTTGGTTCTACTGCTGTTTCTTTAGGCACTACTGTTAGTGCTTTAAATGGTGTATCTATCGGTGCTACAACAGCTTCAACAGGTGCATTTACTTATGCTTCTTTAAGCTCAACTACTAGCACTACACCTGTTTTATCGTTTAATGCTGCTAATGCTTCTTTTGCTAGTGGTGCAACTGTATCAGGTAATTATTTACAGTTTTTGGTACAAAACAAATCAGGTACGGCTGGCGCATCTACAAACTATGTATTAAGCAATGATCTAGGCACAGACTCTACATATTATGGCGAGTTTGGTATGAACTCCTCAGTATTTAGCGCATCTACACCTAGTGATTTCTTTAGTATTAACAATGGCGTTTATTTCTCAGGTCACGATGGTGACATTGCTGTTGGCTCTGGAAATGGTTATAAAACCTATTTTGCTTGGGGATCAACTGGTCAATCAGCCCATGTAATTAATGCTTCAGGTGCTATTGGCTTATCTACAAACTTGGGAACAACCCCAGCACTTAGCGGTACGACTGGATTTGGAACAAGCGGTCAAGTTTTAACATCAAATGGTAGCGCAGCAGCTCCTACATGGACTACAGTTACATCAGGCATAACAATTACTGATGACACAACTACTAATGCGACTCGTTATTTAACGCTGACAAGTGCTACAAGCGGCACAATTACAGGTGAATATACTTCATCTACTAAACTGCAATTTAACCCTTCTACAGGTGTTATAACTGCTGCTTTTAGTGGCGCTTTAAATGGTTCTGTAGGTGCAACAACACCAAGCACAGGCGCATTTACTACTATTTCTGCATCAAGCACAGCAACATTACCTGGCTCATCTAGCACTTTGGCTGCTATTTTGACTAATGCTGCTGAGATTTGCACAGTATCAGCTACTGCTGCTACAGGAACAATTGCTTATTATCCATCTACACAATCTGTTCTTTATTACACTACATCAGCATCAGCTAATTGGACTGTAAATTTGGCTTTCTCTGCTGGCACAACAATGAATACTGCAATGTCAACAGGGCAATCTTTAACTGTAGCTTTCTTGGTGACTCAAGGTTCAACAGCGTATTACAATACTGTAGTTCAAGTTGATGGAACTACATCAGGAGTAACAACTATTTGGCAAGGTGGTGCGCCTTCTTCAGGAAATGCATCGGGAGTAGATGTTTATACATATACCATTATTAAAACTGGTTCTGCTGCATTTACAGTATTAGCTTCTCAAACTCAATTTAAATAATATGCCATCAATTATTACTAGAGGCGCTATTTCTTCCAAAGCATTTGGTTTTGGATATTCTAAAAAATCGCCTCCTGTTATTACTTATTTAGTTGTAGCTGGTGGCGGTGGTGGCGGTCAAGCAGCCTTTTATCAAGCTGGCGGTGGTGGCGCTGGTGGATTGTTAACTAATACAGCTACTTTTGCATTAGGAACAACATATACAGTTACAGTTGGTGCTGGTGGATCAGCAAATACTAAAGGTTCAAACTCAGTATTTTCAACAATTACTGCAACTGGCGGTGGTTATGGTGGCGTTACTACAGTATCTACATCAGGTGGATCTGGTGGCTCTGGCGGTGGTGGTGGCGCAAATCCATCACAAACTGGTGGAACAGGAACATCAGGGCAAGGAAACAATGGCGGTTCTGTAACTGGAGATTATCATGGCGCTGCTGGAGGCGGTGGTGCTGGCGCTGCTGGTTCTGCTGGCACAAGTTCTGGTGGTGGTAATGGTGGTGTTGGTATATCCTCGTCAATTACTGGAACCGCTACTTATTATGCTGGTGGTGGTGGTGGTGGCGCATATAATGTTACAGCAGGAACAGGGGGTAATGGCGGTGGAGGCGCAGGTGCTTCTACAGCCCCAGGTGGAAATGGAGTAAATGGAACTGCAAATACTGGCGGTGGTGGTGGCGGTTCTGCAAATGGTGGTGGAAGTGGCGGATTAGGTGGCACAGGTGGTTCAGGTGTTGTTATTTTAAGCACAACATCAACTGCTGTTTCTACTACAGGCTCTCCAATCATTACAAATGTTGGTGGATATAATATTTATACCTTTACTTCTTCTGGCTCTATTACTTTTTAAGGATAAAAATGAGTCATTTTGCCAAAGTAATTAACGGAATAGTTACGGAAGTAATTGTTGCAGACCAAGATTTTATTAATAGTGGAGCAGTTGGCCTTGCATCAGAATGGATACAAACTTCTTACAATACCAGAGGTGGCAAACATTATGACCCAACAACAGGAAAAGAAAATACTTCTGCACAAAATCCAGCATTAAGAGCTAATTATGCTGGAATTGGTTATATATATGATGCAAAAAATGATGTATTTTATGCGCCTCAACCATATCCTTCTTGGACTATATCTGCTCCAAATTGGACTTGGATGCCACCTGTACCATTTGCCACAGATGGAAAAACATATCTATGGAATGAAACAGCAAAATCTTGGGATGTCGTAAATGCAAACTAATTGGAAAATAACTAATATTGTTTTTAACGATAATACGTTAATTTCAGCGCATTATTTTGCATCATTATCTGATGATAAAAACACAGTAGAAACACAAGGCGAATGGAAATTTTTAGAGCCTCGTAACAAAGTTCCATTTAATGAGCTAGAAGAACGCTACATTATCCAATGGATCGAAGAAGAAGCTAGTAAAGATGGCTCAAATATCATAAAATCTAACCTAGAACAGCAATTGCAAGCATTAAATAGCGAAAAAAGCATTTTGCCGTGGGTTAAACCAACCTTTAAACCAAATATAGGACTATAACCATGTCATCAACTATTAATGCTTCTTCTGCTGGTATTGTCGAAACAGCCGATTCTAGCGGTACTTTACAGTTACAAACAGGCGGTCAAACAGGCGTTTATATTGATGCCTCGCAAAACGTCACAATTCCTAAAAATCTGACAATTAGCGGAACTTTAACATATTCAGGTGGGGCTGGCGTTACAAGCATTTCAGGCGGTTCTACAGGTTTAACATACGGCTCAGGTACAGGAACAGTTACTACTGCTGGAACATTACTGTATTCAAGCGGTGGTACAGGTTTAACTGGATCAGGTTCAAGCGGCAATTTATTAGTATCTACAGGGTCAGGATGGACTTCATCTAGTTTAGCAACTGCTGGTATTGCGCCTGCTACAGGAAGTTCAGTTTATGCACCTTTAGCTAGTCCTGCATTAACAGGTACAGTTACAGTAGCTTCTCATCTTTATGTAACAGCTACACCTTCTTCTAGCGGTTCTGCATTTTATTCTCAAGCAAACTCATCAGGAATATCAGTTGCAGGAACTTTTGATTGTCAATATACAGGCGGTGTAGCCCTTGATTGTTTAGTGGCAAATACATCAAGTTATTTAACTGTATTTAGTTACGGAACAGTAGGAAGCGCATCACCTGTAGGTTCAATTACAACTAATGGCACATCTACAACTTACGGTACATCGTCAGATCGCAGACTTAAATCTAATATTGTTTCATTAACTGATGCTAGTAGTAAAATTGATGCGTTGCAACCAAGAACATTTACTTGGAATTCAACAAGTCAAACAGATATTGGCTTTATTGCTGACGAAATTCAGTCAATTTTGCCTAACTCAGTTCATGGTCAAGCTAATGCTGTTGATGCTGATAATAACCCTAAGTATCAGATGGTTGATGTTTCTACTCCAGAAATGATTGCTTTAATGGTTTGTGAACTTCAATCTCTACGCAAACGAGTTGCAGCATTAGAAGCTAAAGTTGGGATTTAATTATGGCTAAAGCCCTAGACATTATTAGTCGTGCGCTAAAAGACATTGGCGCATTAGAAGCTGGTGAAAGCCCATCTGCTGATGCTGTTCAAGATGCTTTTGATATGCTCAACGATATGGTTGGGCAATGGTCTAATGAAGATATGATGGTTTTCTATAAAAATGAAATTATCTTCCCTATAACTCCAGGTCAAACTCAATATACTATTGGCCCAGGAGGTCAAGTGGGATGTAGTTTTGTAGGCTCAATTGCAGGCAATATTTTAACTATTACTGCAATTAATTCAGGTGGTATATCAATAGGTCAAACTATTACAGGGTTAGGCGTAACTGCTGGCACTAAGATTGTTCAGTTTTTAACAGGTGCAGGTGGCAACGTAAACGAAGTAGGAACATATCTAGTTAATATTCCACAGAGCTTATCTAGTTTGACGTTTACAGGCTACTATCAACGCCCATTAACCATTAATTCAGCGTTTGTGCGTATCAATACAAACTCTAATGGCATACCTATTGTTAATGGTGGTTTAGATTATCCAATTTCAATCTTAAACGTAGAAGATTACCAAATGATTGGTTTAAAGACTTTAAATGGGCCGTGGCCTAAAGCTCTTTACTACCAACCTACAGAAACACTAGGTAACATCTTTGTATGGCCTAATCCATCGCAAGGCGAAATGCACATATTTGCTGATAAT